TTCTACTTTACTCATTATACTATTACCAATGTCCCTGTTACTGTTATTGTGCCAGGTATGGTAATAGGCCCTGCAAGAACACCGTTCTCAACAGTTTGAGTGCCATCCATAGTGGCTGCTTGATTATTTATAAATTCATTTGGAGCCGTTCCGCCTCCGATGTATTGGATTCCATTTACTATTGCCGTCATAATTCCTCCTAAGTACTGATTTCGTCGATAAATGATGTAACAATATCTAAAGATGAAGCGGTATCGCTTTGAGCTTTAAGTACGTCACCATTTGCCAACACAATTTTTGCACCGCCTTGAATTAGTTCGATTGCAGAGTTTGGTGGAACGCTAACAGTCTTTGCGATAAAGTGATCGTTTCCTCCGTTTACAATCTGACAACTAGCCAAAACAGTTGAAGCGCTAGTGTTACAGATTCTGATACCGATAACTGCATCAAAGTCTCCACCAGTTACTAAAGTGACTGGTGCTGTACCAACGTTTCTTTGTAAATTGTTTCTAAAATTTTGTGCCATATTTTTTTCCTATTTATAATGCTACCGCCATTGCTAATGCAAAGCCAGCAGATGCTGCTCCTACTGGTGTACCTGTTGCATCCAAATAAACCGATTTACTTGCTGGTAAAGTACAGAATACATCTTTTGTACCTGAACCAAAGTTAACAGCTGCATCTGAATTAGAACTGGAGATAACTGTAGTTCTAGTCAAATTTGCACTTGAACCATCTAGTGTTCCAAGTCCAACTTCAAACTCTGTTGTACCTTGATTAAAGATACAATAGTAAGTTGTATTACTGTTTCCTATTCCTTGTGCAAAAGTTTCAAAACCAGTTACTGCTGCTCCAAGTGCCACCGCACCTGTACCAGTAGTTGTGCTTGTTACTTTTACTCTGTCGTTTATTACTAACGCCATAAATTTTCTCCTTAACTCATACTAATAATTGCATTAGACGCAGTACTAGGATCAGGAAACGTAACAGTAAAAGTACCGTTAGTTGCTGTCTTGTTACCGCCAAAATCTAAAACCACTACTAGTCTATTTGCTGTACCATCAACTGTATCCGTATTATAAATCGCTGCAAACGCTGCAGTGAAAGATGCTGAAGTATAACTTACATTATCAAAATCAACTGAAGAAACTACTGTAGCAGAAACAACTCCAAGTCTTGTTAGTGTTTTGACAACGTAGTTAGTTCCACCTGTTGTATCTACTTCACCATTTCCAGTTCCTAATAAAGCAACTGTTGATGATACAGAATAAGGGTTAGTTGTGTACAGAGAAAATTTAAAAGTATTTCCACCTGAAGCTTTAAAATTGTGATTAGCTTCAAACAGAGCACCTCTAAAACTATTGGGTATTATATTTGCCATATTTTTTTATCTCCTTAATTACTTGATGGTGGTTTAACGTTAAGTTGAGCGCGAACTTCACCATCTTGATATTCGTCTCTGCGTCTGATACCGATCTGTTCGATAGCGTACGATTCAATTGCTTGTGTATAAGCCTGCTGGTAGTATTGTAACATATCTACAGGACCTTTCAAGTATCCATATGTATTTACCAGACAACTGTATAAAAGTAAATCTTGATATTTATTTGATAAATAAGTTCCTGCTGTAGCTGGAGCGGGAGTAGATGTTGTATCTGTTATAGTTTCAGGTTCTTTATCATAAGATATAGTAATTCCATAAGTTTTATCTGGTGTGGGTGCTAAAACCCAAAATTCTTCGTCCCAATTAGCGTAATATTTAGGTATATCCACAGCTTGAGTATCTGGAGTAGAGTAATATTCTGCCATAAAACTAGTATCTCTTTGTTCTAAATAAAATTGATTTCCAGCTGTATCTCTAAACTGAACATATCTTATTGCTCTTAAATTATCAGGAATAGTTACATATCTGTTTCCGACAATAGCATTTGAAGTTGCATAAAATACATTTTGATCTGTATCTATTTCTCTGTAAATTCTGTTTTCTGCATTAACAATAATTGTCTTTAAAACAGAATCAGTTAAAACTTTAGGAGTAGTTGCACCATTATCTACTTCAGTATAATTTCTAATATCGGTTCTTAAATTGTCTAAAGTATAAGCCATTATCCGTTTACTACCTCAAGTGTTACTGGTCCTGCTGAACAGTTATTAAAACCACCTTGTACACCACCTGTTGTTGCATTACTAGTGCTTGTTATATAAAAATAATTTATAGGATTTGTTAAAGGATCAGATGTTGTTGCTCCTGTAACATTTCCTGCTGAATCTATTTGACCTAAAGCAATTGTAAAACCATTTACAGAATCAATATCACTTACATTATCAAATGTTGGAATATCTGCGTAAGCTTGTAAATTTCTAGCGTCAGCTCCACCTGTACCTGCTGAAGTTACTTGTGGTGCTCCTCTAAATCTTACAACATCTCCAGCTTTTCTTTGATGATCTTCTGAATAAACATTTACATAAGTTGTACCACCAAAAATAATACTTGTGAAAGGATTTGAATTTAATAAAATTAAACTTGCAACTGAAGCTGATTGTGGTCTTGGATTATACAAAGCTATTGGATCTGAACCAACAGGTTTTGGACTAATTTGTGGTTGCTTAGATTCAAACTCTGAATAATGAACTAAAGAACCATTCCATTCTCTAACCATTTCAGAATAAGGAAATTGCATTCCTGATCTATCAGAAATTGCTAAAGCATTTTTACCTGAAGCATATCCAGCCATTATTCCCCAGCTCCATAAAATGTTTGTGGTGAAATAAAAGTAGAAGTACCTTGATTATCTGCATCAAGTGCTCTTAATAATTCACTTTCATATCTTCTTTCCAATTCTTGACTTCTATCAGGTGAATATTTTAAACTTAAATAATAAGCTAGCCCGGACATCATACAAGGATAAAATCTATTTACGACATCAGAAGTATTATTGTAGGCCCCAACATCTTGTATTTTTGATAAATAATAAAAACAAAGTTGAAAATTAGTTGGTGTGGTTGTACTTGATACACTTGAGCTTGGTGTAGCATATAAAAAAATACTTGGATTTAATCTTCTTGCTACATAATATTGCGAAGGTGTACCTTTAGTTAATTTATTTGGTGTTTGTGAATAAGCTGATCTACTAATTTGAGTTATAGCTACATCTTGTGGATCTGTTGTAGTAGAATTATTTCTATAATAAGCTTCTAATACAGTGCTAATATCTTGTGGAAAATTAACTGAATCCGCTGCAAAATTATATTCTGCCTGACCTTCTACTAAAGGTACTTTAGCTAATTTTACTTTCCATAAATGAACACCTCTATTACCCCATTCTTGAAACATAATATTTAAAGAACGTCTTGCAGATCTTAATTGATAACCTGTTCTAGTTCCTCTTACACCAGTTCGCTCAAACGCTTCTTCAATCACATCATCTATCTGAGGATTAAATTCTGTAGTTTCTGAAGTAGGTGAAACAGTTTGTGCAGTATTACCCATACCGCTATGAACTGTGCAATAATAAAATAATAATGGAGCGCCTGTAGTTCTAACTGGTGCAACATTAATAGTTGTAGAAGCTCCTGCATTTCCTGGAGTTCCTGTTGTAGTTACTCCTGTTGTATAAGGTGATGCGGGACTATTATTTGGATTTGTAGAAAATGCTATTTGGTGAGTATTATTAGAAGTATCTGCTTGATCAAAGATATAAGTATTACCTTCTTGTAAATATAAGACAGGCGCTAACTCTCCGTTAATGTAATATCTATTACCGGTACCATATTGAGTAGTTCCCGTTGCTACGGTTACTGTGTAAGTTATTGTAGCCACAATTTACTCCTACGTAAATGTTATCGTAACACCTGGTGTGTTAGTTAAATCTAAATAAACTCCATCATCAAATAAAATTCCTGAACCTGCAACATAAAAATCTATTCCTTCAGTTCCAAATTTAAATGTAGCTAGTACAGTTCCACCTGCTCCACCAGATTTAAAAACAATAGAAGAACTTGCAGCACCTTCTGCTTGAATTCCTGTTATTCTAGCTCTTTGTCCTAAAGGAACCATTTGTACATCTGCTGTAGCGTGGGCTACTAGTTGGTCACTTGTATATCCTGACATATTTTCTCCTTAAATTTTGTGTGTGGGCCGAAGCCCACACTTAATTATTTATTAAATGTTAGCCGCTTTATCTTGTAAGTTGTTAGCTTGAGCATACGTAAAAGTAACAGTTACTTGACCTGTAGTTGCAGTACCACCCGCAGATATAAGAGTCGCTGTAATTTGTGTATCAGCACCAACTCTATCAGCTGAATCTAAAGATCCAGTAGCTAATGTAGAAGTTTCTCCTAAAGTTTTAACGTCAGTGTTAGCTATAAAGAATGCTGCAGATGCTGTTTTTCCTACAGATACAGTTGCTGTTCCACTCGCATTACTAACTATTGCAACTCTAATTGTAGTTGTAAGTAGTTGTGAGTTTTTTGGTATTACACCTACGTTGTAAGTAGTTGTTCCCACTGCGACTGCTGCATCAATCATTATTGATTGAGACATTACAACTTGACCTGTGTTTTTTACATTATCGCCAAGTGTTGTTCCTGTTGTGTTTGAGATCGTTCCCGCTTTAATCGGTCCCGAAAATGTTGTTGTTGCCATATTAATATCCTCCTAGATATCTGAATACTGTCCCTAGGGTTGTCGACTATACGCGTCAGCATTCATCAATTTATTATTAATGTATAGTGGGTAAAATATATATGATTTTTAAATGAAGTGCAAGAGATTGCGTGGTGAATGTACGTATTTCAACGATGTAGCTTTTGTTCTAAGTAGCTACTGAAACTTGTGGAGCAGCGCTTTCAACGCTATTTTGTTTGTGAGCAATTTCAGCTTCTTCTAGCTTGATCTTTGTAATGACTTCTTTAACTTTGTCATCAATTCTGACCATTTCAAGAGTATATCTATCATTATCTAGATGCTCCTGTTGCCACTTCAACTCCAAGGACCTTTTTGCTTTGTATAGGTCTTGTATCACTAATAACCTCCTCAAAAGTTATACGGTTAAACTTGGAATATTGTTTTCCAAGATTTTCCCATTTTACACTGTTTTCTCCTAGTTTGTCAAGTATTGCTTGCTCAACGGATTTAGCGTTATCTTCAGCTAATATTTCAAATTTAGCGTGATGATAATAAGCCCAGATATTTATAAGAAGTTTTTTCATTTTGAAGTTTTTATTTAAAAAAGGGCCGTTTTAAGGCGGCCCTTAAATTTTATTGATTACGTTGCGTTTGAACCAAAGATACCTCTTGGATCAGAAAATCCAAAAACATATCTTTCTCTAGCTTTGTATCTAACGTTACCAGTATCAAAGTCACCTTCCATTGAAGTTTTAATAGGTGATCTGTTGAAATGCTTAAGACCATTAGGCACATCAGTTTTAATGAAGAACTTCTTCGCAGCAGTTAAGTAGTTGTTCACTACATATCCACCAGAGATCATTCCCATATTTCTGATTGCGTTAATGTCATTATCAGCAGTGCCTGTTCTACCAACAGAATTCATAAGTCTGTCAGCAGTAAATTGAAGAGCTGAAGGAATTACTAATTTAACTCCTTGCGCTGCAATTTTTAGGCCTCTTTCATCAGTGAAAGCCGCGATGTCAATCAACGACTGTTCTAATGAAGTTTCATTCAACTCAGCTGCTACTGTTAACTCATTTGAAAACGTTCCTGCCATAGTAGGGTGATCAGAAGCACAAAGCTCCTTACCATCACCACCTGCAAAGTTCGAATCAAATGCGTTGTTAAGTACCGCTGCGCCTTTGATATTCTTAGTAGACGCCATAGATCTTGCTAATGCTTTTGTATATCTAGACGCAAGTCTGTCATACAAGTTATCTTCAATAGCTTCTTCTGTGATAGCGAATGCTAATGCAATCGTTTCGTTTGTATAACGAGCTGTGAAAGTTTCTTGAGCATCGTCAAAAGCTACACCCTGACCTTCGGGTTTAACGTTTGCGTTTGCGAAACCAGCTAACATTACTTCTTCTTCAAAAGCTCTGTCTGATGATTCTGTTTCAAAAATTTGCGACCATTGCTCGCCGTATTGTTTGTACTCAAGTCCGAATAGTGCATTCAAACCTGGTTCTAGTTCTTTAACTAGTTGTGCTCTTGATATTGCCATAGTTTTATTCTCCTATTTCGGGTTAAGCGTATAAACCA